TAGTGTATAAATTTAAAAGCTGGATTTGTTAATGTAGCAAATGTAGAATCATTGTTTTCTCTTACATTAAATCTCATATCACCTAAAGTATTCGCATCTGTAGCACTTGCAAATAAATGTAATGCAGTAGCATTTGAAGTAGTCCTTCCCATTACAGAAGCCTGTAATGTTGAACTTGGTGAGCCTATACTTAAAGAACCATTTGGCGCACCACTTACATCTAAATTTGCACCTGATGGAGTAATAAGAACTTCACCATCTGATTTAATAGTAAGTCTATCTGTAGTAGCTGTAGAGTCTCTAATTATAAATGAATCTGAAGCTGAACCTCTAACTCCTATCTGATAAGTTCTTGCATCATTTTTAAACTGAACTGAGGAAGCACTATCTGTTCCAGATGATTCTAACAATGCAATAGCATGGCTTGAGTGAAATATATTTAAAGGTTGCGTAGGCGTTCCACCAATACCCACCCTAGAATTTGTGGTATCTACTATAAATACATCTGTTCCATCGGCCTTCTCAACTAAAAATGCTGGATTATCTGTTACTGTAATAGTGGATGTACCTTGTACGATTTCATCAAAGCTAAGTGATCCACCGCCATCAACCTGGAGATCTCCATTGATGACTAGATCTCCTGTGATTGTACCACCAGATGATATTTGTGCAGATGTTGTGCTAACTAAATTTTTAAATGATGCCATGCTATGCTCCTATGCTAAGACAATTCGTACTGTCGAGGTTGCACCTTTGCCAAGTAAGTGCAGGTACACCGCTGCGCCAATACCTTGCGGTACTGCTAATTCATAAATGGTATCACCACCTGCAAGATATAAACTATTGGATGCGCTGATCATGTCGCTTGAGGATGAACTAAAGCCATAATATACATCGCTGCTAGGTTGTAATATGATTGTGTGAACCGCAGATACGTCTAAATTATATTCTGTTCCTGTGGTAACGCTTTGTGCGGATTGTACTGAATGCTGTGCAGAGCTAGACATATTCAGTGATTCAACCACTGAATGTTTGGATAGATCAGCCATCTTTTTTCTCCTTTGCTAATGCCTTACCGAGCTTGGCTGCTCTCATGGGCATTTTGGTTTAATCTATGATGCCTTGACTTCTTAGACTGGCATCTGAAATTGTTTTACTATGTATGATCGGACTTGCGATCAGTTTGCGAAACTTAAATGATCCACATTTTGGACAACGTATTTTATCATCTTTGGACCATAACTGTTCCCACTTATAGTTGCAACGATGACATAAAAAATCGTTTGTTTTCATTTCTTTTTCTTTAATGAAAGTTTTCTTTTAGGCTTTTTTACTTCGCCATTTTCGTTACATGGCACGCAGCCATCCTTAATGTATGCATCAACTTGTTCTTTACTAATACTATCTAGCTTACCAAAAACTGAGCCATCTTTTCTTTTAAAATATTTCATTTTATCTCCTTAAAAAATGGGTGGACCAAATGATCCACCCATATTTTATCGATTATGGATTGTTAAAGTTAACAACTCCAAGTGATGTACTGGAAGCACCATGTGACAAAGATGCGCCAAACAAAATGTCGGCAACCACGCTTGTCGCTAAGTGATCTATGTCATATGCTGACTGCACGCGAGGTGCGATCTGCATTGCCATGTACACTGCTTCTTTTTTGAATACAGTCGCAGTTTCATCACCAGATCCACCATCATCATCCCAATCAGTTGAAATGTATGTTGGCATACCATAGATCATTCCTACGCCACCAGAGACATTAGGATTCTGCTCATCACCTCTTCGAGATGAATCATAAAAATCCTGCAAACTCAAGAGGTACATGTACGCAGCAGGTGATGCATATAAAAATGTTTCACCATCAGCGTAATCGTGACCTGCATCTAATAACTTCTGTAAACCACTACGAAGTAGCGCAGAAGTTACTTGGTTATCTGTTCCAAGAGATACATCATTACCAGTCGCAGATTGAAGTACATCCACTGCCAAGTAGTTTTCAACCTTCTTAGCTAATGCATAACCCATAGACTGAGCATATGCACCAAAAAGGTTTGCACTTTCCTGAACGCGAACAATATCTTCGATTCTCTTCGCTTCATAATGATGTTGATCAACAGTAATGGTGACTTCACCATCAGTGTTGTTTGTGTAAGTTACCGCACTTCCTGCGGATTTTGCGGCGGCAGTCTCCTCTGTTACCTTTGGTATATGGAGTACATCTCCAGAAGGTAATTCGGATGAAAAGTCCATCACCTGATTACGCAACTCAAACTTACGCTCTGCGTAGTCTAAAATTGCGTCACGCCATAACTCAGGGATGAACTTAGCCGCGGTGGTAGTTGTTACGTTACCATCAGCCATTGTTTCTTTCCTTATTCATTTATTTGCGTTTATAGGAATCTAATATGTTGCTCCAATTCATACGCCTGTCCTCGTCTTTGATCTTCCTTAATTCAACATTGCTATCATTGACTGGCTTAGATGGAGCATTAGAAACACTAACGCGTTGTGTTTTTAGTTTTTTTACTACAGCACGCAATGCTTCCAGAGGTAACTCTCCGAATGTAGCATGCTCTTCTTCTGGTATCTCCATTAACAATTCAGCGCGAAGCATTGCTTCTTGCTTCTTTGCAGCTTCAACAATGGGTTCGAGTTGCGCTAACTTTGCTGCGCGTTCCTCGGCAAGTAATTTCCATTGCTCTTGCTCTTCCATTTGAGATACACGAGAATCCTCGATTTCTTTGCGTAATTCTGCAAGTTCCAACTCACTTTTTTGTGCGCGAGCGCGGTATTTCTTGCTTTCCGCGATAAGATTGCCAACTTCGAGTTGCGGTTGGCTTTCTTCTTCTTTTTTTTCTGGTTCTACAGACTCAACTGTAGGTTCAGGCACTGGCTGTGCAACTTCGTTTTGTTCTTCGGACATACTGTCACTCCTATATGTTTAACTTTACGTGTGTCTTGCTCATACGTGATAGGTTCTTGCCAATTATATTGGCGAAGTCTTTTACGACACCTTCTTCAACATCGTCACCCAATTGTTGTTTTTCAGCTATGGAACGTTTTGGTAGCTTTCTTTTTGGTACTCCAGTGTTATGCTCCATCATTTTTGTTCCTTGCTTGTTTTTCTTGATGCCGTACAAATATTGTATTTCTTGATTCTTTTTAACTTTGGTACGCTGGACATTAAATGCTTTTAGCATTTTACCAGTTAGTTTTAAGTTTACATCACCTCTAGATACACCTTTACGCTTTGCATACGCAGGTGAATATTGTTGAAATTTATTACCTTTTGAATCTTTACCATCTAAAATCTGTTTCTTATGCCTTCTAACAGTATTCTGCGCCATTCTTTTGACATCAGATTCCTTAAACTTTAGTATGTCTTGCAGTTTAAACATCTATAGGACTCCAGTAATGTCTGCAACGCACGCCACCACCATGCTCATACGCATCTGGCTTAACTTGTCGTATTTCAGATTTAGTTAATGGTCCACTAGCTAAAAATGTTCTGCATATCGGTCTAGTTTTCTCATCATCTGGTCCAATATACTCATATTCAGTATCTTCTGGTAAACCTAACGCCATTGCACCTATTACAGAACGCCTGTAATCGCCTAATAACGTTACGATTATGTTCTCAGACCGAGGTACATTCGTCTTAATTGAATTACGCATTAAATCTTTTAATTGTTCACCGCGTAGGCCACTGGAAAGACCTGAAACCATTGCGCTCTGCATTGAGTTAAACACTTGCCTACTTACGCCTTCTATTCCCTGCCTTGATAAATTTTGGATAGCCAAGAGTTGTGTTTCGCTTGGATTCCCAAAAAACGGCAAATCAGTAAGAATATCTTCTGTTGTAGCCATAAAGGAGTTGATTGCGGTAGAAAAGCGTAGCTCTTCAATAAAATAGGACGAAAAATCAATTGCAGCGACAATACCCAATATTTCCGCTGTAGAGACACCTTCTTCCTCAAGGTTTTCCACATCCTCTGTAAATCCAGTGATGCTATCATCGATACTGCTTTCATACGAGTTAACTGTTTGGTCTATTGTTGGCATTTAAGATATTCAGTAGTCTATTTTGTGGTGCAGGTTCTTGTGCTTGTGCTTGTTGTTCTACAAACCTCATTTTATCTTCATCGCTGGCATCTGGGTTATGATAATCAAACCAATCCATTGGTGTAGATAAATTACGATCAAATCTCCAACTCCATAGCATAATCTCTGCTTCTGGTGTTAATGCGTAGTTTGGTTCTAAGAAGTCAACACTATATTCATCACCTACGTTAATATTTGCTTCTACTTCTAAAATCTTTTTGTCTACCTTATATCTGCGCTGCTCCCAAGGCCTCCATGTGTCCTCAGTCATTGCGCTGCGCTCGTCCATGTTTTCCATTTCAATAATGGATAAACTAGCTGCGCTGGGTGCGTTGCCTGAGTCATCTCTAGCGTATTTTGCGCGAATGTGATTGTTATTTAATGTGGTTTCCACTAGAAATCTTGTGGAATCTATAATTTGATTTAAATTACCACCGCTAGAAGTAACACCAAAATTACTTTGCTCTGGAAGATACAAAATTTTATCAGTGCCAATCGTAATACGACTTGGATCATCTACACCAGTAATGAATTTGATACCTAAACATCCATAGCGAATAGCTAGGTTTAATTCTAATAGTGCTACATTTACTGCTAAGTCTGTTTTCACCACATCGAGTGCGTTGCCTACGTGATAATCTCTGATTGGTGGATAGCGATGGCAAAACGTTACTGGAAGGACTCCATATGGATTTATATCGTTTTCGTTCACACTCATTACCTTGCCTTCTTCATCCACTAAGAAATGCCTTCCTGGTACACCATATCTTTCTTCGGTCCATACTGCGTTGACCACATCCGAAGATCTGGCGTTGCCTTGGTTTTCGATTGGGTACATAACGCCAATAGGCTTCTCTCTGCTATCTCCAGCTAAGAAAAGCGGTGTAAAATGCGATAATATCTCGTATTCTATCTTTTGATCTACTTCGTTCCATTTACTCCTAAATGCCATATTACCCAAAAGAAACGTTAAACGCTCCAAGATCCTGCGCTGCGCGTTGAGGCCATGCTTGTCAATTGCATTCATATACAATTCACTTGCTCTCATGCGCGGTGGACGTTTATAGGTCATACTGCGCAGGCTGCAAACTCGGCGTGTTAAATTATTCTCTGGAATGACTGTCTGGCGCAGGGTTTCTGGACCAAAATAGTCACTCACGTAGTGTTCTAGGTTGATGCCTTCGTAGAAGTCCATCAAATAGTCACGCTCGCGAGTGCGCTCATCCTCGATATATTTTAACTGCTCTTGTAATGCGCCTAATAGTGCGCCTTCTGATTGATCTTGGATAATTAGCATATTCTACCTTTAAAAGAAATCGATGACACCAGCGTGTCGGTTTTTCATTGGAAACAAATTAGTAAGCAAAAAACGCAAAGCATCGCAGTGATGGTCAAACTTACCATCCTTTTTAGGTTCGTGGCGCAGAGTTTGATCTTCACGATGCTCTGGATAATGATAATTTTCGTAGGCTTCGATACTTGCCTTACACTTAGGATTAATAAAAAAGTGAGGATCACCATTTGCATCCTCAAACCACCTGCGTACATGCGATACTCCAGACACTACATTTCTGGTTACTGCATCGCGTTTGATCTTGACGTTTAGGCCATGTTGCTTAAAAACAGATATATCACTGATTCCTGACTGCAAATTTGTGCCAGATCCTGCTGGATCGCCCCATATACCAGTAAATTCGTAGCCAAGTGAGTTAATTTTACGTGCAAACTCCTCTGTACGCGTGTTTTGCAGGTTGACTTCGTCAATCTGGTGTACTTCAGCGAAGTTTTTCTCACGCTTGTGCAACTGCACGATAATCGCTGCGCTGTGGCGATAGCCAAAATCCAAACCCATATATACAGGCTTGGATGGATCGTAGGTTACATCCTCACGTATCTGCTTTTCTCTATCTAGTGGATATACCTTGCCCTGGTAGGACTGAAACTCGCAAAGAAACTCCTGCCTGTAGGTTTCTTTGGTGAGTGTGCGTTTCAGTTCTTCTACGTCATCTTTAAAGTATGGAGAGAGTGTAGATGGAAATCGCCATGATTCCCAGTCAGGAAACTCAGGATTCTTACCAAAGTCTTTGTAGAGCTTGTGCAGATAGTTGAATCCACGCGGTGTACTAATAAATAAACACCAACCTTGGCGATCTGCTAGTGTAGGTCTTAAATACATCTCGTATGTATTACGTGGGATAAGTGCTGCTTCATCTATTATTAAGTAATCTATTCCATCTCCAATGAGAGAATCGACTGCGTCAGCCGATTTTACAACTATTTCACTATTTAAGCCTGCGAGCTTCATATAGTATAAATCGCCAGAAATCTCTTTCTTGCTTTCTAATGGCAGTTTTAGTTCTGTCATTACAATACGCTTTACCTCACGTGCAATCTTATTTGCCAGTGAGTAGTTTGGTCCTACAATCCAACCACGTGTGTTGGGTGTCAAGAGCCAAGGCATGATTTCATGCGCTGCCATGTAGGATTTTCCACTACGTCTGCCCATTAAACAGACGCGATACCTAGCTTTACTGTTATGAACGGCCAACTGCTGTGGAGTCGGTTGGTATCCCAAAATCCTCCATAGCTTTTGCTTGTTCAGTATTGACTTTATCAATCGGATTATCCTCGAAACCGCACTCTTTTAGCACTGTTTCTAAATTACCTGTCATGTCTACAGCGGTTTTATCTGTCATACCAAGATAATTCTTAGCCATGAAGATCTGCATAGCAATTGAGTTGTTTTCCATTGCGCTGACCCACATGGATCTGCGCAGTTTGAACTTCATCTCTTCTTTACCAGCTTCTACCTTTGCTTTGAAATGTTTGCGTATTGTACCTTCGGACACTTCAAAGTATTTGCCGATTTCGATGTAGTTGCAGCCAAAACTAGCAAGCATTTTTACCTTTTCAGGATCTATTTTCTTTGTTTTCTTATCCATCTTCCTTATTAGAGCTTTCGATGACAGCTTTTATTTTAATTAACGTCCTGCGCCAGTATTCTTTGACTGAGGACTCGGTTATTTCCATTTCCTTTGCAATATCTACAAATGCATGGCCACGAATACGTTCTTTAAACACTCGTAACTCCTGTGGAGACATACGATCGTAGAACTGGTGCGCTGCGAGTTGCAGGTGGCGCAGGGATGGTTCGATCAAACCACTTCGGAAAACTAGAATCATTGTGTGGTAGCGATCTGCGCGGTCGATAGCATGAAGCCACTTGTCAGTGTTGTCATCTGTTAGGTTACTCCAGACTTCTTCCATAGTGGAATTTACGCAGTGGTGTTGACAAAAACGAAGAGGAAAATTTTAAGACGCGGTAAGTGGCATTTTGAGAGGTTTGCCTTGGTGCATCCGAGTTCTATTATACATAATGTATATTATGCGCAATACTAAGTGTTGATATTGTTGAAGTTAGCATTTACAAATTTGCTAGTTTGACTATTTGACATTATGCGCCATCTTTCTTTTTGTTTTTGCTTTGACTCAATATTTTTATTTAAGTAAGTGTTGACACAGATTAATATATATAATAAATTTATAAGCGCATTGAGAGAGCGCAACAATTCAAAACAAACAAAAGAGAGAGAGAAATTGAATAAAATACAAGCTAAAGAGATTTTAGGGAGTTACCTTTCATGCACTTCTAAAATGCCATGTTACTCATATAATTTAAGCGCATTAGATTGTATTAAAGGTTCTAAATTAGTAAATGTTAAAGGTTCTGTTTGTTATGGTTGCTATGCATTAAATGGTAACTATAAAAGATATAATTTACCTTTAAAACTACAACATAAAACAAAAAACATAAGTAATAATGATTGGTGCAAAGCATTAGCATACTTAATTAATAACCAAGGTAATAAAAAAGATAAGAACTTTTTTAGGTGGCACGATAGTGGCGACTTGCAAAGTGTAGAGCATTTAAAGAAAATTATTGAAGTTTGCAAAATGACACCAAATGTCAAACACTGGTTACCAACTAGAGAATATGGTATTGTAAACAAATATATTAAACAAGGTGATAAGATACCTAAAAATCTAGTAATTCGTTTTAGTGCGCATATGATCGACACTAAGCCACCTAAAACATTTTTTAATACATCTACAGTGCATAAAGATAAGTCTTTTATTGGTGTTGAATGTGTTAGTTATAAAAATAAAAATGAGTGTGGATCGTGCCGTATGTGTTGGGATGGATCAATAAAAAACATTTCTTATAAATATCATTAAACAAAAAGAGAGGTACAAAATGAAGGAATCAAAAATGACTAAGATATTTAAATATATCGATAAAACGCCAAAACTAAGATATAAAAAGTTAATTACTTTTATATGTAGTTTAAATAACCGACCTTATCAAAGTGGTTATTATGGTACTGTTTTAACTAACTTAAAATATAGTGGTCGTATTCGTGTTAATAAAAAAGGTTATTATGAATTGACAAAACTTGGTAAATCATTAATAAACACGCCTTATGCAAAAACAGAAAAAGAAAAAGAAAAAGAGAGAGAGAAAAAACAATATTATAAAATAATGCGTGAAATAAAAATCGATGAACAAAATTACCAAGATAGAAAATATAATAGGATTATGAAAACTATTAAAAAAAGAGGTACTATAGATACAATTGAAGAATTGACTTATTTTTTAAAAACTTTCAAATCATATGATAAAATTGAACTTTCTCAAGATGAAGAAGGAAACGCATTTGGTCAAATATTTGGACAAGTTTTTACAGATAAAGTTGATGCATTTACTGATAAAATTACTTTAATTCCAAATATTAGACATTAGATTAACTGATGAGACTTAATGAGTCGAAACGGCTATTTTTTAGCCGTCTTAATCAAATAAGAAAGAGAGGTATAAAATGAATAAGTATGAGAGGAACGCCGTTCAAGTAACATTAGATCATTTTATAGATAATATGATTGATGTTCGTTCATATTTTGAAGACGAATCAAAACCAATTACATTTAATACAATTGTAAATTTTGGTGATTATGTTTTAATACTAATTAAAGAACATTTAGAAAGTGATATTGATTTAATGATTGAAACTATAGAAAGTGACATGAAAGACGATGAAGAAGAAAAAAAACATTGGACTACAATTTTAAACGATCAAAAAGGCGCATTAAAAATAATTGATAAAGCTATTGAATATAGAAAAAATTTAGGTCCTGATGGTTTGCCGCTTAAACACCTGGAATCTGGTATATACTTAAATGGAAAAAGGCTAACTGACGAAGGTTAAATGCTAGAAACTGCGCATTTTTGCGCAGTCTTAGTCAAATAAAAGGAAATAACAAAATGGAAAAACCAGTTAAACAAATCGAAAAAGAATATAATGAAATAATTAGAACTACTGATATTTGGTTACATTCTTTAGATGAGTTTTTAGAATATGATATTCTTGCAATTATTAATGGTATTTTATACTCTGTATTTAATATGATTTATAGAGTTGCGCCTAATTCTGAAATTGCTAAACAAACTATTGAAAATGCTTTAGATCATTTTGAAAGTGAATTAGAAAAAAAACCAAAAGCAAAGGCGTAAAAATGTATAAAGAAAAAATAATAATAAAAGAACGATCAAAAGATAATTATTTTTTTAAAAATAGTAGAATTAAAAGAACTTTAATAATGGGATCATCGGTAACATTCTTTTTTGAAGGTGATGTCATTACAAGAGAAATCACTTCATTTGATATAGATGATAGTAATCAATTAATCTTTTATTTTAATTTGATTTCTTCAAATGATGAAAGATGGAATTATGTTTCATCTATACTTTATTAAAAAAAGGAAATAACATGCTTAAAACACTCGAAAAAATAGCGCATTTATACTTAATAATATGCGTTTTAGTTTGGTTGGTTCAGTGTATAAGTATTTAAAAAGATCTTTTTATTTATGTTTAATTTTGCTTTTTATTGGATTACTACCAATAAAACACACTAAACAAAATAAAAGATCATTTACTAAAATACATGCCAACTACTTTACATTTATTCCATTTTTTGCGCTTTATTATGCATTTAAACTCATAAAAAAAGAATTGGAATAACTAAACAACACTAAACAAAAAAAGCCACTTGAAAAAGTGGTTTTTTTTTGCTCAAAATTGCAATTATACATAATCTTTTTTATGCACATATTATTTTTTGATCCACTTTTTTTGCATTTTTGATCGATTTTTGAACACTTTTTTTGAGTCATATTTGGCTATTATATTTTAGGCGCAGGGTAATTTTATATTTTGCACTCAGGGTAATTTTTGTTTTTTGATTTGTCGGTTGCGCCATGACAACTTGGCGCGATTCTTAATTTTCAAAAAACACTTATCTAACTGGCTAACTCTGGTGTCATGCCACCACTCCAAAACCAGCGCACAATGAGTCTCGCCACGTATGTTTTGAGCAAACTCGCAGTAATTCTCTTTCTTATCCGAAAGTACGCACTTTTCAGGGTAAATCATCGATACGAAGAATATGCAGAATATGAAGAATATGAAGAATATCTCTCTCTCTCTTCTCTATAAAATGCGTAATTCAAATTCTGCTTTTTAGTGTTGACCGAAATATCAAATTCTGCATATTCTTCATTTTCTGCTTTTCTGCTTAATCAAGAAAATCATCTAATTCAGTAGTTACTTTACAATAATGCCCATGTTCAAGTTTACGAATGAGACCTTGACTCTCCATTTTTCTTAACCAATTATAAACGGCTGCATTGCTTGTTAACTTCATCACACTTTCCAGCGCAGACGCAAACGCAGTGGTACTAAAATTATGACCATCTGTCATAACCGCAGCAAGCACGCGTTCTTCATTCGACTCCTTCGGATCGCTATACCAATACATCTCATTTTTAGGAAGTGGCTTCATATATTTAAAATACAATTCACGCCGATCTTCTTCATCAATATTAATCATCTTAATCCCAACTGGTACATTATGCAATTCGTTATGACTGCGCACCTTCGTTATCTTCATTACCTTCAATCCAGGAACACGCCTAGCATCGGCCATCTGCACCAAACAATCCAGAAAGTTAGAATACGCAGATCCACCTAGCAACTGCGATACATCCAGTGGAGTCATCTCACCAATCTTCTTATGATGCGACACCAACACGATGGCCACCTTATGCTTCTTCTTTATATTTACAATCTTACGCAGTAACTCCATTATATCTGAGTTCTTAGACATGGAAAGCTGCGTACTGGTATACAAGTTATCCACTACCAACACATCATATTCTTCATGCACTAAATTTGCGTCAATTATATCCCATTTATCCTGAAACAGATTCGACTGCCCATCACCAGTAAAGCGCAGGTTCTTATCAAGATTCTCCGACTCAATCGGATACTGGTCCATCAACGGCTTACTTACATTCCTGATTAGGCCACTAAAACTTTCATCCTTCAACTCAAACTGCACATGTAACACACGCTGCGCAGTAGGAATCCGATAGTTCATAAACGGCACACCCATAGCAAGGCACATCGACAACTGCAAACTAAACACCGACTTACCCACATTCGTACCACCTGCGATACCCATAATATCACCATCATAAAACAACGAATCAATGATCGGTTTAGGTAACTGATTAAATGTGGTCCGAAACTGCGACATGCTAAACGACTGCATACCACCCAGATCCACCGCGCTCTCCCCATACCTAACACACAAACTAAGCAGGTTTTCCAGCGTATTACCATCACTAAACCAGTCAGTTATATCATAACCAGAAGGTTTATCTTTCCAATCAACGGCATACAACTCCAATTCCTTAGAAAACAGCCGTTTTGCTACCTTTTTCGAGCCTTCTATACCTTTTTCATCGTTATCGTATATGATATATAGTTTATTATATCCTGTAGGCATGGTTAATTCAGCAGGCAGCGCACCTGCACCAGACGTAAACGTAATCGCAGGTGCGCCTTGGCAGTAAGCGGTGACTACATCTTTTTCACCTTCGCACAATACAAGATAGTCTTTGGAGAGTTGCGGAGTTCCAAACATCTTACACTGCGCATCACCGAACTGCTTTCCTTTATGATGCTTTACATGATTATCATTGATTTGAAATACTAGCTGTGGCTTGCCATCATCATTCTTTCGCACGCCTACAGGCATTTTAAGACATTGATCATTCCAAGGCAGGTCCATAGCCTTTACAAACTTTTGCCATCCATTTATAAATGCATTCCGCGCATCTGCGTAGCCACCTTTGTCTACAGATACAACAGCTTTAGTATTACTTAGTACGTATTCTTCTCTCTTCTGTATTTTCTCATCTTCATCAAAATGCCATGTTTTTTGACACTTATGACAAAAGGCATAGTCCTCATTAATAGTTACTGTACCTTGAGGACGATTAGAGCCTAGATCACACTCAGGACACCAAGCTCGTAACCGATTATTTGATATGCGAGTAAATACATCCTCTAAGCGAATCACAGCGCACTGCGCAACTTATTTAGTGCGCAGCAATGCTTAAAAACCTGCGCACCAGCGTCTAGCTTTTTGCGATCAATTACATGTTGATGAAACTTGCCATCTTCCTTACCAAAACGCATTATAATACCATGAGATACTTTGGCCTTTGGCTGCGCAGCTTCGTACATAAATGTGTACGCGCCTAATTGCACAATCATTTCTGGATATGGCCCACCTTTTGAAGTTTTCCAGTCCACCACAATCAATTCATTATCTTTCTTCGCAATGGCATCTACTGTACCACCAACCTGCAACTCTTCATTTACCAGGACAAGTTCACTGGCTAATATTTTCATGCCTGCGCCTTCGTACCATTCTTTAAAACCAAAGAATGCTTTGAGTGCTTTTTCTTCTTGATTAGGTGTAAAATCACGTGTGTCAACATCAAAACCTTGGAAAAAACCTTGTATTAATAGGTGTGTCAACGTTCCTATGCGACCTGCTTCACGCATCACTGCATCTGCATCCTCACCCTGCGCAGTCATCCGCTTTGCCCACGCAATCAATGTATTCTTATTCCATCCTAACATAGCGTTGATGATTGTAGTTACAGAACTAGCACGATTGCCATTCTGAAGGACATAATTCTGTCCATGTAGCTTTGTTTTACTCATTCTCTTTCCTTTTATATGTATTAATTAAAAACAATATATAATGCACTATAATGAGTGCCAATATTCCATTTAGCAGGTATTCTGATATATCAATCAAGATCATAATATAAATCCATCAACATTTCTTTTATTTCTGCTAATTCTTTATGTATATACCAGCGCATCAAGTAATGATACACAATAAGCAGCACTGCGATATACACTAAGGTAAATACATCAAATCCATTTTCGGATAATGATTGTAGCCAAAAACTCATAATAACTCCTTTATTTTCCTGGCTACTGCTGCAACTACATCCACAGTCACTGCATTACCAGCTTGTTTATATCTTTGTGTATCACTAATAGCAACCTTCTTGCCATCTAACAATCCAAACTCATTGTGATTATCTGGAAAGCCTTGTAAGCGCATACATTCCACAGGCGTAAGTCTGCGTATGGAAGTTTGATTAACCATTGGAAGATTATCAGATGTTGGATTAGAAGCTATAGTTTGCGTAACATCATCTTCGTAATAATATCTGCTTCCATCCTTATTACCTGCCGATCGTACAGATTTTACCATAACGCCATGCTGATCTTGTTGCGTAAGCGTAAACATATCTTCGCCATCTTCTTTTATTAAACAACCATTCTGTGATTTATTGTGCCTTCGTGGATCGATTACTGGTTGAACTGTATCTTTCCACACAAACGGCGGCATGGTGCTTATATCTGTCTGAGAATGCTTACGCGTAGCCAACGTAGGTGACACACTATCTTTACGTACACGCAGTCCTTCATCGTTGCGATAGTCTGCAATTTTAATTTGTTTAGGTTGTTTATAATCTGTTGCTGATAAAGCACCAGTAATACCATCGCTATCATAAACCCAATGTCTAGAATTTGTTCCTTTTGCTCCAGTGCTTAAAGTTGATCCCACCACATTAATCATTGTTCTTTTTCCATCTGGTCCTTTGTGGTAGGATGCATCAATACAGGAGACGGCATTCCTCGATTTGCGCTTACTTGTAATTGCTTTACCATCTTCTCCGATAGGAAATACCGATCGTCCACCTCTGTCTCCAGTATATCCGACAAGGTATAACCGCTCTCTATTTTGGGGTAGAAACCAGCGTGTATTAAGCAGTTGCCATTCGAGTCGATAGCTCCCAATGTTGGTAAAGGCTTGGATAATTGCCCAAAAGTCTGCGCCATCGTTTGAGGAGAATGTTCCTTTAACATTTTCCCAGACAAAAACACGTGGTTTGCACTCAGTGATGAGCCTAATTGCTTCCCAAATAAGAGAACTGCGCGTTCCTTCAGTTGCCCCAGCGCGCTTTCCAGCGATACTAAAATCTTGGCAAGGTGATCCAAAAGTGATAATGTCGATTTTGGGAAGGTTTTCTGATCGAATAGATTTAACATCTCCTAACTCCTCTGCAAATGGATTGTTATATTTATATACTGCACTGGCATATTTGTCTACCTCGGCAAATCCAACGTAATCAAACTCAAAGCCTGCACGTTCAAAGCCTAAATGGAATCCACCTATGCCACTAAATAGGTCTAAAAGTTTCACACCTGACATGGCTGCCTCAACCATAGCCAAACCAAGGAATATACATATGTCATCCTTTTAGACATTTGCGTCAGGTGTGCATTGATTACAAATTTTTTTTTCTTTACCATATGTCACAAAATCTTCGTAATACTCTATATGGTACTTTGTTGTTTGTTTAGATCTCTCCCAGCACCGATTGCAGGCAGTACAGTGATATATATGCTCATCTGCCTTAAATGCATCGGTATTCTTGCGATCTTGATTCTTATTATACTCAAATATAGTTTTACTCCAGTTGAATACATCATCCATTTATCTCTCTCCTTACTTGGTTAGTTATATCTACTTCAGAGCCATCAAACAATATCTGCGCAGCAAACAATAGCTCTCCACCTCTTCTTAAATTTTTTAATTTTTTAAGGTCTTTAATTAAATCTTTTAAGTCTAGCCTTGTAATAACCTCATCGGCTGTTTGTAAATCATCAGTATCATACTGGATACTTCCTGCGTAATATTCTATCATCAGCTAAACTCTGGAAATCTTTCGTAAGAATAAAACCACTTCCTGCCTTTGCTCTGATTATTCTTACCTGTCGTTAATGCTAATGTTAAATGATGTGTGTTTTCGTAAGGCACATAAGCAATTATGTCTTTTGGACAATAATATACTGCAACCACATCCACTCGATTTGTATTTTTATATTTACTCAAGTTTACCTCAACTGCTGTTCGTTTTGTTTTATGGGAAACTGATTTTATCTGCACTCTCTTCATTGATCCATTGTTCATTTCAACTACCAGATCTACTTGGTCCGCATCTACAAGTGGCTGATAAACATTATATCCTTGGATTAATAAATCTTTTTGCACTGCAAGCTCACCTATTGCACCTTTAAATTGACTTAGCATACTATTTTAAAGCCTCATATATTGAATCAAATTTATTTCTTCTATCTACATACGTTTGAAAATGCTCTATTGATCTTAACGATGTACTATCCATATTATAGTTAGGACCATAGCCAGTATCTTTTATATTTGATTCGGATAGTAACTCTTCAGACTTTGCCCAGCCTAGCAACGTAAATACAGGACTTGCATCATGCACTAATATAAATGCATCACAGTCTTTTACGTTTTTTTTCAGCTTTGCTTGTAAATACCCAGGATTATACTTTGTAGTCTTAACATCAATCTTTACATCATTAATACTAAGATCATAGCCACTGTAATGTGGTCCAATTACAAAGTCAGGATAGGCATTATATTTTTTACACACAGCGAGTTCTCCGCACACTCCACGCATATCTATGGTTAAATCACGCTGACCGCGAGATGTCACTCCATTGCGTTGATTCTGATTCATTTTTGCTTGTGCTACGCCCTTCGCTATGGCTAGTTCCATTTGACTTAGTCTTATTTGCATGTGGATTTTCCTTATCGATAGCAGCCAAAAGCACCATGTAATTAGACACATCGAGACAACGATTATATGTGGTTTCATCACTATGGGTTTTGCCTGTCTTTGCATCATTAGCCAGCGCATCAACATGTTTCAATACATATACCATTAGTGCCTGCTTTGGTGTAATTCCAAGCCGATCCGCTACGTGCTTAAAATTATACAGTTTATCATCATTACTAATCGTATATTCGATTGATTTGTTATCACTTACCTCAGATGCAGTTTTAAAAAAACTATCTCTTAATTGATTAAATTCGTTGTATTTCATTCCTCTCTCCTGCGTTGTAACGTTCTTAAAATATCATCACATACATCCAGCGCAACATCAACACGCTTATCTTCATCTGGTATGTGCTTTTCTAGTGCTTTTAATACACTCTTTGAAACTATGCTAACCATAGCTGCTTTTGCGTTAATTTTCTTTTTCATTGGATATGGCATTAGTAGTTTTGATGTCCATGTAATTCCATGTGACAATTCGCACACAAAACAATACATTTTTTTATTTCTTGAAATATCTTTCTTAGTCCAAATCCATCTCGCAACATATTACCTACGTTAGCTTCCTTAGTATGGTCATGGTGATGAAATTGTAATGCCCATGTAGAAAACTTTTTACCTCTTGATTCTTTTGAATAATTACATTCAACACAATGTAATTGTTCTTTATACTCTCTTATCTTTTTTGCTTTTGACATCCTACCATTTGGTGATTTCTTTTTATGATCCCAATAGCAACCATACTTCGTGCAATAATATCTTCTATATGGTTTACCTGCTTTGTCATACATTCCTGTTTTAGCAAACTCAGATAAATCCATACTAACGTTGCAACCTTTACATGTTCTTGTTGTTGTCATTTTCTCTCTCCTTAAATTTCGCGGAGTCTTGACTATCACGATCATTAGACACGCCATTTTCTTGGTTATGGGTTTCTACGACTCCGCGTTTAAATAAATTTTTCATCCATGAATGCTTTGCAATCCATAACCAAGGCTTTCTATCTTGCCTGACCATCACTACATCTGCATTCTTAAAATCTAAAAATCCTGCGATCTTCTTTCTTCTCTTTACTTGTACCAGGATGGTAAGATCGCCTTTAGTAGCTTTGACATCTATATCACTTTTTTCGCCAAAGCTGCGCCCATCACTTCCCCATGAACGCTCGGCGGTGAAGCCAAGATCGCGGAGCAATTCTACGACCTCGACTTCACCTTTGTAGCCTTTTCTGGATGCGGAAGAAGGCATATTTAGAAAGGTAGCTCTTCTTCTTGGGTAGCGGCGTTTCCTTCAAATACTGCGTTTGGATCATAGTCGGCTTTAAACTCTTTGTAAGCCTTCGTTATTTCATCGGTCATCGGTGACTTAGGACATGGCGTTGCAGTGTAGGTAGTATCCATACCATCGCCATTTCTATTTACAATTACATCGTATTGTGATAGGTTTCCCCACTCACTATTACGATCTAATTCTAGCAACTGCTTCTGCACAGTAGCCTGCGTAATATCTAGTATCTTAACTTGACCACCAGACCAAACAGGCACTTGCCAAAAATGTTTTGGCTTCTCACCAGCAGGTGCTTCGTTAGCTAGTTTAATACGAACTGGTGTCCTATCATCCTGCCAATATTGATAACCAACTACTGGTGTATCTAATATTCGGAATCTATTTTCACCTTTTACAAACTTCATATAACTGCTTTCACCACTGGAAGGCACGCTATAATCAGCATTAAGTAAACCACTCATCGATTACTCCTTAATTAGTTTATATGAATATCCGCGTCTTTCTAATAAGGCGATCACTTTTTTATATTGTTTTTCAGTTATTTCTGCCTGAATACCAATATCTGATTCCTTAGACTGCGGTTTGTATGTATTCGATTTATCGAATATTTTGCGACAATCATGTGCAAACTTGAATCGCTCATCACTGTCTTTAATTGTAATTTTAAATTTCATGGGCAGCACCTAATAGTGTTAAGAGAGAGAGAGTAGTTGTGGGTACACTATTAAAAGTGGTACTGCCCATGTCTTATGGAGCAAATCTAATAAGGCCATTTAATAAAATCCATCTTAATACCAAGTACACGCGCAATGCGGACTTTATGTTCATGTCTAAATTTTCTTTTGCCATTCATCATTAATGATAACATGGACTTATCGAGTGCAATATGTTTAGCTAATTGATTTTGTGAAAAGCCACACTCTCTCATATGTTGTTTTAATTCTTTCATAGTGTTGACAGAAACTAAGAAACTTTGTCAACACTTGGCAAGGATTATTTTAGAACTCTTCTGCGATACTCAAGCTAATGTTATATACGTCTGGAGCAACTTGCTGCATATCAAGTGCGTCTTGATTAAATCTAGCAAACATATGCTCTGATTCTGCATTAGAACCAGTGCTGGTTTTATCAATACTAAAAATAAATGGTCTATGTGGTCCATCTGTTAGATTCCAAGCATCAGATATAACAGAATCATTTGCAAATTGATACACTGTGGTTTCATTGGGTAATAAATCACTTGCCTGTAGAAAACTAAAATTCATGTCATAAATAATCCTACCACCATACGTAGTTTGACCATATGTACCTAATGAAAATGGACTTTTTGATGTACTAGATGCTGTGCGACCAAAACTAGTTGCATTCGCAAATCTTTGACCACCTAATGATTCTTGAATATCTACCTTATCATAATGAATGCGTCTTGTAAGTTGTAGATCTGGTGATTGTGGCATGTCAAAATGCTCACCAATCATCACACCACCTAATTTAAAATCAGTGCTAGAATCCCACGCAGTATCACCTTCAAACTGTATTGCCCAGTATCGTAAATTCGTTTCATTAAAGGTTAAAATTGTAGATCCATCACTTGCAGGTGTTACTGTAACTGTTTTATTACTATCTGAAGCTGCAATAGTATCGGCATTTACTATTTCAGTTGCTCCTGCACTACTCCAATTTATGTCACTAGTTTCTGCATTAGCACCATTTAATGCTGTAATGTCACTTGATGCATTACCTGCAAATATTTTAAATCTACCATCGCAACTGTTTAAATTATGATTAAGAATAGCGACATAAGTTTGTTTGTAGCTAGACGAAGAAAAAGTAAAATTAAATAATACATGTCCATCGGTATCTGCGCTGGTATCAAACGTAACTTGATTTAGTGGTCGTAAATCCAACAAATCACCAACATTATTACTAGTTGGTAATCCAACAAAACCATTTGATGCGTTAGTAGCTGTCACGCTACCAATTGCTGATCCTCTAGCTCTATGATAATTAATTAAATCAGTATAAAATCTTGGTGTACGTATGTTTTGATTAGCCATTAGCCTACCTCTCTTGCTGTAATACTTACCTTTCCAGGTGAGCGTTTATATTCTACAATCATAAAAAATATACTATCACTAAAGCTAGTATTAAATAATTCTACTGGCATATCTGTAAATGTGATTATATCTCCTGTCTCTAATTGATAACCTTTTGCTGAATTTACTATATCACAGGATACAAGCATTTTTATATCACCAACAATATTGTCATAGTATGAATAAAAATCTGCGTTGCAATCATCCGCTGCGCTAGTAGGTATTGCTCCAACATGCGCATCAAGATTAATAGTTTGAATACCTTCTTTATCACCTAAATTATATTTTATCCTTGAAGTTGTATTTTTAGCAGTTACTGTGTCATAATATCTATTTGATATTGCTGGATGCAACTTATTAGATATTTTCATTTCTGTAATAACATTATTAATACCAGTAGTTGCAATATTTACATTGCTTATGTCATTTTTTGTTAAATTCAATGTTGCACTTAGCTCGGTAGATTTTTTGACATAAATGTATTTTAATTCCTCTGTAGCAGTATACTTTGCTACAAAACCAAACTCATAAGCTAACTTATCTAGCTTGTCTTTTAATTTAACTGGTTCTAGTTGCCAATATCGTATTTTCCAATTATCTATTGCTCTATCTGTATTTAAATCACTCCAACCAACTGGATCAGAACTAGATACACCTGCAAAGCGTTGCAATAAATCTCTATGTGCATCATGGCCATGACTTATTGCGCCACTATCCCATGATGCAGGTAGTCCATTTATAGGCAAATAAAGATGTTTTAAATTCGATAGATTTGAAATGCTAACATTTGTATTTGCCTTATCTTCATCATAAGAATGTTGCACATCTAAATATAATACACAATCGGTAATTGTAAGTGTCAAACTTCTATTAGAACCACTGCTTGATATTGTACTACTTAAATTTATTGTATTTATATTATTGTTTGTGATTGAGCCTAATCCAATACTAGAATAATCAGTATCTGAAACTGCTGTGGTTGCATCTACATTAATTAATGATGAATGCACAAACTGAACTGCAGTAAAACTACCACCTACATTTTCAACTATATAATCTCCAGATGCTCCGCTATAACTAATTCTTAACAATAATGACACATTTCCAGATTGTGGTGGTGTTGTTACTGTGCCTTTAATGTCTAAATCAATATCATTGATTTTACCAAGCTCGGCTGCAAAATTAGCAAAAAAGTTTTTTACTTGCTGCGCTTGTGTATTTACAAAATCATGCACCATACCTTGTGCAGCATAAGAATCCATTAATAAATTTTGAGGAGTAGAAAAAGTTGTACTACCATCTTGACTAAATGAAACTGGATTTATTCTAAAACGCCTACGCATTTCGCGTTTTACTATACCAATATTAGTGTTAGCATCAAAATCGCTATCTAAATCTTTTGTAGCCGCAGTATAATTATCTGCTTTAATTCCTAAAAAAGCATCTGCGGTAGCATCATAGTAACATGGTCTTATATTAGTTGAAGCTACTGGAGCAACAATTAAAAAATCTGTAGTGCTGCTTTTATGTTTAAAAGGTACAGGAAAAACAGCGTTTGCATGTTCACGTACTAAATCTTTATCTCCATGTATTGTATAGTCACCATACACAACTGGTTGATAGATGCCGTTAGTAGTTTGTGTTTGTGGAAATGAAATACCATCCCAAGGTCGTTGAGTATTAACCTGAAATGTTACGTTGCCATTTTGATTTAATTTTAAATCGACTAGTTTACCAATAAATATTTTTTGACAATCACTTAATGTGCTTTCATTATGAAACTGCGAATAAACAATTACTTTTCTATTAATAAAATTTGACTCTGCGTAATTAAATAATGTTTTATAAAAATCAGTGCCTTTTATACTAAAATTAGCACTAGTAATTGATATGTTGGATGTATTTGCTGTGCCTTTAGTTATATCAATGCTATCTCTTATAGATATACTGCGATTTACAACTGATCCATGATAAAAGTTGCTATCTACTTCTGTATCTCTAAATGATAAACCAAATGCATGTATAAATGGTGTAAAACTGCCATTTGCCCACACTGTAGCATCACCAGGACCTGCAACTTTATTGTTATTTTTTACTGCGCCATTATTACTATTTGCACTACTATCAAATACAGTATCTCCAAAACCTTCATCTAATTTCCAATATGCCACTAAACCAGTTGCTGTATTATCAACATATCGATTGTAATTAAATGCTATTTCATCATCACTTCTAGCTACTTCCCAAATACGTACATGAGCCATCTTACCATTAAAAAAACTTGGACTAGCATAGTTTTGATTTCTTCCAATTAGCAATGCTAAAGAAGAAGATGTTCCACCAGTAGGATCTTCTGTAGCATTGCTTGTGTGTACTAGTACTCCATTTTTATACATTCTTATTTTATCATCTGCATCATTTCTAGTTGCACAAATATGTGTCCATGTAGATGTACCCATGCTAAAATCAGTATCTTGTTCATTTACTGCATCACCATCTCCATATTCATATGAAACAGTTAGATCATCTCCTGAAGGTATAGATAAATTAAAAACAGTATTTGTTACTTCTGCTTCTGGATTATCTTTAAATCCTAATGATAATATTGGTTTTTGTCCTGTGCTATCTAAAAATATCCATAATTCAATAGTAAAACTAGTGTATGTAGCTAAAATATCACCAAAGTCTAAATAGTTATTATCACCATTCAAAAACTCCATTGCATTATTATTATCAGCCGTAAACTGAAACAACCAGTTTTCATTTATATTAGATACAGTTGGTGCGTTGGTAAGAGACATTACGCTAGATTTTGATCAGAGACTTGTTTTAACTGTGGAATTAAATTGTCACGTACAAATTCATCATTACCAATCATGTTGCCTTGTATATTCACAGTCACACCACCTGCGCTACCAGTTCTGTTCATATCAGCTAGATTTTGCACTCCAATGTTTTGCACTGCGCTGCGTTGCATGATAAACTCACCTGCCTGCGCAAGTATAGGTACATTATCTTGACCTTGGACCATACCACCAGTCGCAAAGCGTTGGATACTGCCATCTTGCTTAATATATCCACCTGTATGTCCTATTGCTGCACCAAATGCAGATAAAACTGCTCCCACGCCACTGATTGGAGTTCCTGCGCCCAAAGTCATCATTAAACCGCCCATTGTTTTTAATAATGCAGCATTCTTTTCTGCTGTCGTTGCTGATTCATCTCCTAATGCTTTCATTGAGGATGAAAGCACATTAATTGATCCAGCTATTTGGGTAAAAATATTATTTAAATCAATATTTTTTTCACCTAAATTTTGTAATTCATCACTTAATGATGCAATTACTGATTTAAAGTCAGCTTCACTGATATTGTTTTGACTAATAATTAATTGTTTATTTGCTTCCATTAAAGCTATTGTGCTTTCAATATTCCTGCGCTGGCCTTCATCGGTTTGAGTAAATAATGAATTAAATGAAGATAATATATCTAACCTTTCTTTTTCTGAATCAGCAAGTAAATCATTTAATTCTTTTTGCGCAGCTAAGTTTATTCTTCTGCGCTCATCATCTTCATTAAAAAATTCAGCAGCAGATTGTTTTTTCTTTTCTTCTTCAGCAAGCATCTTTTGTAATTCTGCTTGAGCTTTAATTAAAGTTTCTCTGCGCATTTCTTCAGCGTTAGCTTCTGCTGTTGCAATTGTTTGATTTTTTTGTGCTAATTCAAGTTCTTTTATTCTTTCAGTATATAGTGCAACCAACTCAGTAGCGCGGTTTGTGGTATTATTTGTTGTTTCTTGAATATCGGTTTGTTGCTCTGCTGCTTCTGTAATTTTTAAAAAAGATCCTGTAAGATTTGCTTGTTCTTCTGTTTGCTCTTTTATTGTTAATGTTCCATCTTTTAATTTATTAAAAAAGTTTTCTTGTGTTTGACTGCCAGTATCGATTGCTAATCTGTATTCACCAGAAAAAATATCTCCAGATCTTTGCGCTGCATTTGCTTGATCATCAAGAGACTTTTGAAACCTTGTAGATTCTTCTTCAGCCTTTTTTAACATTTCTCTAAGTGTAGGTAGATGCTTTACAGTCATCATACTTAACTCTCTTTCCACTATAGAAGTTTTCTTACCAAACATATCAAAATTGGTAATCGTATTAGGCGCAATAATATTTTTTGTAGCTTTTGCAAAATCAGTAACTTTATTGACTGCGCTAGTTAATGTAGGTAAAAATGGATCTGCTAAAGATGCAGTTAATCTTCCTAACGCATCAAACATATTACTTACAGCACCAGTAAATGTTTTTGACATTCTTTCTGCGCTACCTGCGATACCAATGGAAGGAGCTTCTAATGCATCAATTAATGCATCTCTAAATTCTGGTAATGTTATCTTACTTAAATCTTCAATTCCTTTAAAAGATTTGATAATGTTAAGTACGCCTTTTTCGCGTAAAATGTCAGCAGCACCTGCTCCTCCAGCATAGGCACGACCAAAAGCATTGGCAGCTTCTGTTGCAGTTGTACCCATAAACGCAGCTAAATCAGTTATAGGTTGTATTGTTTCAGTCGCTACACTACCAAAGGCTTGTAACTGCGCACCTGCATTCACCACATCACCTAAATCAAATGGTGTTTGAGATGCTACTGCATTAAACTTCTGAAATGCAAACTCAGCATTTTCTACACTTCCTGTAAGACCAACTAATCTTGTTTTTACATCCTCAAACTGTACAGCAGTGCGAAAAAATACTTGAAAACCTTTTGTAACAGCAGCAATCGCAAATGCATTTACTAATAATCTATTTCTTAAAGAGCCTAAAGATGCTTCTAATCCAGCAGTAGATCTACGCATTCTTTTTGTAGTCTCTACATATTTTTTGCCATCTGTATTTAATTGCTTAAAATTTCTATTAGCTCGCGCAAAACCTTTTGTGCGAACCTCAATGATAAACTTTTTTTCAGCCATTGCTTTGCTTCTTTATATCTTCTGATTGGAGTGCGTTAAATTCTTCATCTATAGCAGAAAAGATGACTAAGCGATGATAATCTGCGTCATCTATAGTTTTTGCTAATGGTAAGTTAAACCTCTTCATGGACATATACTCCTCAAGCGCAAAAACAGTCTTAGGCGTTAAGAAATATGTTGAGTCAGCACAAAACACTAATGAGTAATATAACGCTGCACCAAGCGTAAATTTTCCATCTTTGCTTTCATCTACTAGCCTTGCTATCTCTTCCCATAATACCTCTTCTGTGTAGGTAATCTTTTTCTTTAGCGTAGGAGACTGCGCATCGTATGGAAACTGGAGATTGCGGCTTGGTTGCTGTTTATATGACATCCAAACCGCAACGCGGTGCATTAAGACTTTTTTGGATTTGGCTCTTTGTATGCATTATATACTGACATCAATACTGAGTCAATAGCATTATCATCTAACTTGCCAAGGTCCTTTTCTGGATCACTAAAACCAAAGTTAAGCACCCAGTCTAATACATCAAAAAACTTTTCAGTATTAATTTCGCCATCCTTAGTGATTGCTTTGACTTCTAGCTTATGTAACTCTCTACGAGCCTGAAACGTTATATCACGTACTTCAAAAGTACCATGATCTGTTTTTACTTTCATATTTCATCCTTCGATGAAAATGGCGTGAGATCGTGATTAAATTTATGCTGTTGATATTGAAACTACAGTATTGCTTGTATTTGCAGCGTCATAAGTACATCTAAATGGTATAACACTTTTAAATCCATCTTCATCAAAGTTAATTGATGATTGGTCAATGATAGCTTTAGGTGCTGCTATTGCAAATGTTCCATCTGTAATGCTTACTGCGCAAACTGGTTCGGCGGTATCTGCGTAGGTAATAGCAGCATCTGACTCTGCATCTCTTTTGACTGTCATTGATCCAGTAACTTCATAACCACCTACAACGTATCCTAATGGAGCAAAGCTATTTGCAGCAGTATCAAATCCTACTCTATTTACTGCCCTTGCAATATTTAACTCAAAAGAAAATAAAACTAAATCTTCTGCGCTACCACCAGAAGGTGTAATCGTAGTTGCAGAAAGATCATGCATATTAAAATAGCTTGATTGCGCAGCAATTGTAGTTTCAGTTCCTCCACTAAATGAGATATTTGCTTTATCTGGATTGAATCCAGTAACAAATGTAGCTGATCCCATAATAACACCACCATTACCACCAATGTCTCCAGACAATGCAAACGATGAACACATGCAACTTGTAAAAGAAATTGCAGTATCTGCTGCGCTTGCACTACCTTTATCAAAATAAATAGTAACTGGAACTGCGGTGCTACCACTTATATTACTTGTGGTGGGCATTGAACCAATTAATGCATTTGTGCCATCATCATCACCAAACAATGCTAAACAAACTCTATTAATTGCTTGTGGCGAACCCATAAACTCTAAAGTAATTTCATACATTCTATCATGTCTTTGTGCTTTTACCATTTCTGTAGATTGTGTTGCTCCACCTGCACCTGCTCTAAATGGCGCAACTGCTAATGTGTGATTAGCAACCTCAGAAAAACTATAGCTTGTAACAGGCATGTGTATTCTTGTTGCTCCTGTTGCAGCTTTTGTGCCAAATGTAGCTTCAGTGCCTATTATGACATTGGTTTGTTGGCTTGTTTGAAATAGTGCGCTTTTAGCCATTATTTGTCCTCACTTTTAATTTTTTTAGTTTCTAATGCTTTTAATAGTTCTTTTGATAAAGGTAATAAAGATTTTGACACTTCACATTCCATACCTGCTAACAATTTCAAATGTGTGCTTGCTTTTCCTAATGCAATAAAATTCTTATTATCTGGTAAATCTTTATACTCTTTTTTTGCCTTAACTATCATACTAACTCCAATGTTTGACATGAAAATGTTGTGGTGCTTCTGATTTTATCATCTTCTTGTTCATATTCAACACTTCCTACACTGCCATTACGAAATTGATTCGTACCACTTACACTGTATGTGTTATTATTAAACAATAATCTTTTTAATCTTTCTGTTACCATCATTACTTGTTTAAATGAATTTTTATTTATTTTGTTACTTAAATCTAATTCGTATTGTATCGATATAGTCACTTCTCGTATTTGTCCACTAGATAATGTATCTAATATCTCATCACTAACAGGCTGCAAAAGAAAACTTTGATTTCCTTGATGTTCATCGTAAAATATTTGTATTCCAAATTCATTCGCAATAATATCATTTATATTTTCAATAACTCTATCAAAGATGACATTTTCAAACGATATAGCCATCACTTATACCTTTATGGATGACATTATCTATAAATCTGTCCACTGCGCACAGTTCCCACCTGTACATCATCTGATTGGAATGTAATGGACCACTCATCATTAAGCGTATACACACCTGCCTGAAAACGAATTAGCGCACCATATGCAAGTGCTTGATAGTCACCATTCATTACTTCTGCATCTACTGATTTATGCCTGCGTAATCCAGTGTCATCCTTAGTAAAAACATCATACT